GCATCAAGCGGGACAACTGCAAAGAAGCCTATCTGAACGGCAAGACCGATCCCACTGAGCTGGCGGTGATCTTCGGAGTTTCCGACATCACCGTCCGTAAGTGGGTCAAGAACGGCAAGTGGGACGAGCTCTTCAAAGAAGAGAACCAACTCGACCACGAGATCACCATTGCCCGCAAGAAGGCACTCATTCAAGCGCTCCGGGAATATGCCAAGAATCCTGCCGATACCGCTCTGCAGAGCCTTGTAAGCCTGATGAAGCAGGATCAGAAGGATCGGCAGCCATCCAAAGAACTGAACGACTATATCGTCCGCTTCCTGGATCAGGTGACCGACTTTATGATCGAAAAAGGGCATGAGACCCTGCTTAAGCAGTTCCAGAGCATTCTGCACGATTTGGCAGATTACCTGAGAGTTAGAAATGGATAAATTTACAGCCACGGACATGGTTGCTTCCATACACAACCTACCTACCCTCCAAACCCTCCAAACAGCGGAGCCGTTGCATCCGACTCCGCTGAACCTTCCTACCTACCTACATCCTCCAAGCCAACAGCCCGACAAGGTCAGTCCTCCGACCTCCGGGTCCCCGACGCCCGCCCCCCTGGGCGTCGGGGGGTTATCCGGTTATGCCTAAGAAGTTCATTCAGCGGCATAACAAAGCACTGGCGGAGATCGCATCCAAAACGATCTCCGTCTTGCCTTTTATAGACGATAATCCTGAAGCCAAGGCAGAGAGGATCAGGAGGACAACTGCTGAGGGTTGGGACGCTTTCTCGTTCTTTTGCCATACATACTTCCCGCATATCTTTCCCCTACCTTTTTGCCCAGCGCACGAGACCATGTTCGATGAAACTGATAAGGGCTCAGGCATCATCGCCATTACCGGTTTTCGTGGGCTGGGCAAAACGGTACTCATGGGAGTGGTCTATCCTATTTGGAGGATCATCAAAGGTGAGCACTATGTGATCCATACAGCCGCAGACATAGATCTGGCTCAGGAGAGGACAGCGTTTACACTCCACGAGTTACAGAACAATAAGCGGCTCACTATAGACTATCCGGAGCTGCAGCCCATGGATGCCTTCGATCTGGACTTCTATCTCAAGAATAAAGCCAGGATCAGAGCCAGAAGCATCAAACAATCTCACAGGGGAACTATCAATCCCAAGACTGCCAAACGGCCCGGACTGATAGTCTGTGATGATATCGATAAAGAAGAGAACATGGGTAACCAGTCCATCGGCAAGAGACGTATGGAGAAGATCACTCAAGAGCTTGCCGGAGCACTCTCACCCGAGGGAAATGGCAAGATCATCTGGCTCGGTAACCTGGTACATCCCAACTATGCCATCTGCCAGTTTCAGGAGCTCATATTAGGCGAAATGCGGGCTGATAATCCAGATTTGGACTTAGGATACCAATCGGTTCTGAAAACGCACCAAAAAGCGATTTTGCGCTTCTCTCTCGAAGATCAGCAGGGCAGGTCCACTTGGGAGGCTCAATACCCAACTGCCACTCTGCCCAACCTGCGAGCCAAGTTTGGGATGACGGGTTATCAGCGAGAGATGTTGGGGCAGCCAGTGATCGAAGGGAACATCTTCAAGAACCACTGGTTCACCAAGTATAGATCTCTACCTGAGCCATCTCAGATGAAGCGGGTTTGGCTCTATGCCGATCCTGCCTGGGGCGAGAAGGGCTGCTTCAAAGCCATCATCTCCATCGGCTATGATGGCAATCGCTTCTATGTGATCCACGTCTGGATTCGTCAAACTGAGAACACCAAGTTCTTCAGATACTACTATGATGCCTATCAGGAGCTTGATAGAACATATAGAGTGAAAGCCAGAGCAGCCTGTGAAACCACTTACGGTCAGGCACGTATCCTTGCCGATTTCGATCGGTGGGCACAAGACAACCATCTGCCACCGATATCCCATCGCATCAAGCGGATTGATAACAAGGATAACAAGAGCCTACGCATTGAGAGAACCGAAACCATTATCGAGACGGCCAAGGTGCTCTTTCCGGAGGGGCAGGATACACCCACCCTGATCAGTCAGTTCCTTACCTATCCTGATGGCTATGTGGATGGCTGTGATGCTCTGGCTGGATGCCTGGAGAGGTTCTCCGAATATGATATTGGCAGGAACAGAGTCAAAGTCCGGAGGTTCAGCTTCTGATGAACTACTACGATAAGCTCATGCTTGAGTACTACCGGGTCCTGAATAATGCTTGGAAAACCGAGATCAAGGATGCTGCCAGGCTTGCTATCCAGATGATGAGTGATATGCCACGAGCCGAGAAGATCAACAAGAACGCCATAGAGAAGCTTATGGGCATCATCAATACCCAGTTGGGAGATGACTTCGCAGCACTGGTCAATGAGCCCACCAAAGCGATAATAGACCGCTATGTGCGGCTTGGATTGAGAGACACCCAAGTGCAAGCCCCAACCAAGACCAGTATCGGGCTCTGGGGTATTGATGATCAGCATCTCTCATCCACAATCCAGAAACAACAGCTGTTCTGGATTGGGAATCACTTCGAAGCCGATATCAGGCAAAACTTCGCAGACACACTTTCCAAAGCAATCGAGCAGGGCTATACCAAAGAGATGCTTGCCGATACCCTCAAAGACCAGTTCAATGATCTCACTAACCGATCATCCCATTACTGGCAGGGACTGGCAGAGCATACCGCACTGAGAATCAGGGAGTTTGGAAGGCTGCAGGGATACAAGAAAGCGAAAGCCAGATACTACAAGCTCGTGGTGATCCTGGATGACCGCACCAGTGATATCTGTCGGGCACTAGCAGCCCAGGATAAGATATATCCCCTAAAAGATGCATTGGAAGTAATGGACAATCTCATGGCTCTGGATACTAAGTCCAGTAGCCTGGACGAAGCCCGGGAATACATCAAAGCCCTTGCACCATGGATCAAAGATGAACAGATCGAATACGACTCAGGAATGAACCCGGTAGGCGTCTCCGGAGCGCATACACCGTTCCCACCGTTTCATTGGAAGTGCAGGACTCAAACGATCATTCTATAGATGCTAATTACTATATCCTCAACTTTCAAAGTATCTCAATACCTGTATAAGTCATTAAGTTGTGTTCAGCTTGTCATTTAGAACTATTTAATCTGGATGTTCTTAATGTTAAATACGAAGATATATTCGTTAACTACATCTTCAATCTGTAAAGGTAATAGTACTTGGAAAGTTCTATTTCTGTAGGGTTCGACCTTTGTATTCAAATCTTCTACGGAGTAAGCTGTACTAGGGAATAACGGTATTTCTCTCCATCCACCATACTGACCACTTGAATAGTAAACATTGTCAGTAGGGAAAACAAGATCTTCTATTGAGCCGTTTCTGACAACAATGGTTGGAGGTTGTGGGTTGGTTCTGTCAATGTACTTAACTCCTGAATGCATAACTCTATGGCTACTTCCATCAACATCCACATAAGCCGCTTCGTCCCATATGATTTTGATGGAGTGATTAGTCTTATTTGTTAAGCTGAAATGGATTGCGTCTGTTGTAGGCAACCACAGTACTCTTACCATTTCATCTTCAAATACATACTTATTTACTCCTGCTTCTTGCGTAGTAACGATTTTTTGTTCTCCGTACCTTTCTTTAGCCTGTGCTGGTCTTTCAACTTCCTGAAGTTCGAAGTCATAAAGTGCTTGATTGAAAGTAACGCAACCCATCAAACCAAACAGCATTATGATGCATGTCACTAAATAGATGGCTGGCTTCATGATTAACTCCTTTGTTATTTATTTCTATCGGAATGATTTATCTACCAATCAGACCTTACCGAAGTAATGTACTCGCCAAGGACTGAAGGAGTGTACTCAAGCAAGACTATCGCTTGATCAAACAACTCCTCTACTTTCACTAAAGAGATAACTTCAAACGGATCGATACTAGGTTGGTTGTCTCTATCCGTTGGATACCTGAAACTAATCGATTTGTTATCGATCAATCCTAGGCCCTTGAAATTATTACATCCATCAATTAGTTGTTTGAGGCATGTTAAGAGGTTTCCCATTTGCGCCTGAGTTGTTTGTTCAATTTCTATTTGATGTTTTTCTTTAATAATTCGTAAAGCCAGGCTCAGCTGGTCTTGAAACTCGATCATGAGTTTTGAAATGTCGTGGCAGTTGCTCAGTTTAGTAAACCCCAGGGAACTATTTGTGTACTTCACCAAATACCGGATATTGGCTTTGAGTCCAATCTCTAACGCATGCCTTGCAATAAACAGGATTGGGAATGACATGAGGTCTACTGAGCAATTCTCATCCTCAGTAGCTTTTATAAGTGCTTTGAAAGCATATTTGTATGCCCTTAAGTATGAAAAGAAATCTGGGTACAGCCCTACATTCGCTTGCAACAATGCTGATCTTTCTCGAGGGCTCATGTGCATATTTATCCTAAGCCTCAAACCCCTGGTACACACTTTCAGGTAAGTAATATGGACCGCCTTTACCTTCAGAGCGCTGTTTGGCAATATACTCAGATGTCCACGCATCTAAAGCCGTCTTTATAGGTTTCATTCCAAACTTCACATGAAGTACTATATGAGTTTTCAAGATAGGCGGGCATAAACCAGAATCCATAGATTTTAATCCATTTAAATTTGCACAGATAATCGGAATATCCAAGTCAATAGCCGCCTGAATTTCCCATCTGACAAACGTGTATAAATTTTTCGTGTGTTCACCTACAAGCAAAACGAAAGACTTAGTGTTGTTTAAACGTTCTCTAAGCCTTCTTTTAATAGTATCTTCTGAACTTGTCTTCATCAGATTATTCAGGTCATGAGCATTATGGAAATCAAAATCGATTTTATCATTCTCTTTCCAAGCTGTCATCATGCGATAATACTGAATATCTGTATCAGCATCGAAAGCTACATAAGTTTTATTACGGTAAGACATTCAACCCTCCTTTTTGGGTTGTGGTATGGATTGGCTTAAAATTATGACTAAAAAGATGAACGAGATCACTTGCTGAGTTGTTTGAAGGTATAGTCCGAAGGTATTATCAACCCACAAGGGACAAGGCAACAGAAACGTATTGGAAAGACTGTACTGGAGCACACTGAAAAAAGTGGATGGAGCGCTATTTCGCCAATGGATAATTCTCGATAGTCCATTCCAGTATAAATAGACGTAACATAATACATTGAAAGCAATTGCAAGCATTAAAGTTAGAAATCTCCTAGCCTGCCAGTGTGAGCAATTGTCACTTGGTTTTCTCCAAACATGGTGGTAGAAGTAAGTAAAAACATTCATAATGAGTAGATACAGCACAATTCCGAGATTAACAGGATTCTCGGGCAGGAATATAAACAGAGAAACAAGTATGAACTTCAACACAATGAATATGTCTATCGCCCAATTATAAGTTGCTTTTTGATTTATCTTCTTATGTAGGAGTCTGCAGAATTGATAGACAAGGATTTTAAACCACTCAACAAGGTTTAGAGCCCAAAGAGTTTTTATTATCACAGAGGCGATTACGTAGATAAAACCATACTCAGATCTTACCTTGTATTCCCTGGTCAGATAAGACAGCATTTTATCAAAGCGCTGCTTTAGCTTTCTTTCCCGGGACACTCTTTTGTTCTTCATGAAGGTATGGATAATCCCATGGCTACTATGCGATTGATTAATCTTATTCTCAAGTCCGCCCCATCTTTCCATAGGATGTGTTTAATATGACTTGTATCGAATTTCATGTCATTTTTTGCACTATCCTCACGACAAGTGAGAACTACAGGAATCCCAAGCCCGTAAGCAAAGCCTGCTTCATAGTAGACATTTTGGCTTGCATCTGTAACATCTGCAATTACAAATCTGCTCTTCCGAATGCCAGCTATAATGACATCCGTTATGCTATTACCATGATCATCATCCAGAGTTACATACGGAATTAACCCACATTCCGATATTGCCGGAGCAATAGCACTATAATAGATTCCCTTCATTATCTCATTTGTATCGAAGTGAAAAGCTACAAATACTTGCTTTGAATAGGGACTTTGTTCTTTAAGCTCCTGTACTTTTTCCCATCCTTGTAGAGTTAACATTAGAAACTCATCCGAAAGATGGAGCCTTCCACCATTATCCAATATTGGATTATCTTTCCCTCGACCCTTAATATAATCTAACTCATATGCAGATTTCACGATAAAGCAAAAATCTGATTCATTCTTAGCAAAGCAAATTGGATAGTCTTTTGAAGAATCAAATCGCACGAAATCAGATAAAGAGGCTTGATGGCTTGCTATGTATTCAATTAGCATATCAACTTGTCGTAATGGTGTAGAAGGCAGAATAACACCCTCCATGAGATCGTTTTTAGTCCTTATGGGCATAATAGACGAATTGCCAGATTGTTCACGAATAATTGATTGCCTTTTCAAGCATCCAATAAATTCACTTCTTGGAATTGTTTTGTTATTGACTATATCATTGACCAATAGCCTGTTAACATAAACAAAACCACAGCAATTACACTGACCAGAAAAGAACAAATCGATAGGATCTGCAGTAGTAGATTTTAAACTTACTTGGCAGTCTGGTCTCTCACATATTGGGCATTTTACGTTGTCCATATCACTCATTTACTAAGTATTCCAGAGATTGTCTATCAGTTCTTTGATTTTATGCTCATAAATTGTTATAAGCTGCCGGGAGCCGTTAATAAATTCATGTTCCATATCAATTTTATCGATGATGGAGTGTTGGATTTGAAGGTCAGGCAAGGGGATATTTAAATCACTCACATCACTTTGATTAATGCTAGGGTAAGAACCTTTACCCATCCTTGATATCATCTGATCAACCATATAATCTGATAACAGCATGTAGTACATGTACTTTGGATGTATTAAATCGTTTGCTCTCAAAACTGCGAAACCAGTCGAAACAATAGTTCTATCTGGCACAGTATCAAAATAATAGAAGGCTTTCAGATTAGGTCTCACAGTAGAGATTATCACGTCCTGAGGTTTGACAATTCTACGGGCTCGGGATGGTGCTTCTGATATGGAAATTCGATTTAATCGTGCTATCGAATTTGTGGAATTATCGATAGAAGCAATGTCGATGTAAGTAAACCAATCATCCCACAATTCTGATGGATCTGATGACTCTGGATTTACAGAACAAACATCCTTCATTTTCACTTCACCCCAATCTGGATCGATATTGATAAGCGGCTTCCAGTTATCCAATATCTGCTTTGCACCATCAATGATCCTCTGATAGGAATCAATTTCAGTAACTACCTCTTCCTGTACTGAAAGAGATGGTAATGGAATTTGAAACTCAGCTAAAGTAGACAGGTTAAGGTTAGAAATGTTTGTTGTTGTGTTTGCATTCGTTTTAAAATAATCCCACGCAGCCTTTGATCTAAGAATTCTGATCAGATATTCACTCATTACTGAGTCGCCAGGCCTGATGACTGACATAAAAGCACCAAATGATAACTTTTTAACGTCTGAGTTAACCAGAGTCGTTCTTCCTAACAAGTTCAGGCTGTTTGCTGTAGATATCAAAATATCACCAGGTTGAAGAAGTTTTTTATCATCTTTAAGTAGTGAGATTGGAATATGATAAAGGTCTTTGTCGACTATACCTGATTCCTGAGCCGCCTTTGTTGTAACTACCGGCAGAGAACCATTACCTGCATTCTCTAATTGATCAGATTTAGAGAAAGTAATCCCACGTACAAACTCAGCAACATCTCCTAGACGTGTTATCTGGTACTTACTATGCATTGTCTGTGCTAATTGGTATCGTTCTCCACTAAGATTGAAATCACCGCTCTTCGCTAGTACTGACTTATCCACTAAGATCACATCCTTATCTGGGGCATGAAACTCATTCCCTGAAAGTATTGCATTCCTATAAGTCATCGCATTGGCGAAAGCAGTAGGTAAGTCGTTTGCCTCTATTGGTCGCCTTTGTGCCCCGAGGTCAAAGCCATCGTTATTGATCTTGAGAAAGATGATCTTATCAATCTTTTTGGCTAAAGCTCGGTCGATCCACAGGATAGAGGTCTTAACTCCAGCATAGGGATTGAACACTCCACCCGGCAGGGAGATCACGCCAACAAGGTAGTTCTCTTCCACGAGTAGTTTTCTAAGCTGCTTATAAGCGCCCCCACTCTGGAAGATTATGCCTTCTGGTACAATAATGCCGGCTTTACCATTGGATGTGAGGTGCTCAAGCATGTAGTCCACAAAGAGTACTTCGCTACGTTTGGCTTGTATCGTGAATTTCTGATGGGGTCGGATACCACCCTTGGGAGTCATGAAAGGTGGATTGGCGAGGATAACATTGGCATATTCATTCCAGCGGTCGGTGCTTGTGAGGGTATCATACTCATAGATCTGGGGAGTGTTAAAGCCATGTAGGTACATGTTGACAAGGGAGAGCCGCACCATCTCAAAGGCGATGTCGTAGCCCTTTAGGTTTTTATGTAGGAAAGCGCGTTGATCTGGCGTGAGTAGGTCTCCATTGTATTTCTTGCCGTTTTGAATCACCAGTTCATCTAGGGGGGTATTGTGGATGGTAAAGGTGTGTGGGTCAGCGTTCTTGTCGTAGTTGGAACTGTTGGTCTTGATTATATGTTTATAGGCCGAGATCAGGAAACCAGCAGTCCCACAGGCGGGATCAAGGATGCTGTCTTCCTTTTGCGGGTCAATCAGTTCTACCATAAAGTCAATTATATGCCTGGGAGTCCTGAACTGACCAGCGTCACCTTGTGAGCCGAGGACAGCAAGGAGATACTCAAAAGCATCGCCCAGCTTTTCACTGTGCTCATAGGTGAATTCATCGATGCACTTGAGAAAGAGCTTAAGGGTTTCCGGGTCCCGATAGGGCAGGAAAGCGTTCTTGAAGATATCCCTGAACAGAGTAGGAATAGATGCATTATTGGGTATCTTTGCCAAAGCATCCTGATATAGCATGACCCTACCTTCGCCACTGAGCTTATGATCGAATAACCTATTCCAAGCATACTGGGCAAAGTCTCCGGCAAAGTATTTGGGGTTGCCTCCCAACTCTATGGATTCATTGTCCATGTCGTACATGAATTTATATATCAGAGCAATAGTGATCTGCTCCACTTGTGAGCTGGGGACAGGGACTTTGCCCACCAGAATGTCTCTGGCATCGTCAATTTTCTTTTTGGTGACTGAATCTAACAATCTATCTCCTACATGAACTTATTAAGGATTACATAGTCCTTAATGTATTCTGGGATGGTTACTCGCCAACTATCTTTAACCGCTTTGAAATCTTTCATGGCAAAGCGAGGATAGGTATTGAGTTCAGCATAGTCTTTATGGTCGATTATGTCTCTCAACCGGTTGTCTGTCACATAGGCCTTGAAGTAGTATTTGAGAGCCGGAACATTGTCGGCAGAGCTTGGTTTGTAGATAGATATAAATTTATCGAATTCGGTATTAAGCAGTTCGTCTTTGGATTTGAAGCCTGGGATCAAGCCAAAAGCTTTCTCCACAATCTCTCTGAGGGTTAGCCTGCGATCAAGTTGCAAAGAATGGCGCAGCTTCTCCAGGGTAAAATGCTCTTCAGGTTTATCAATCATGGTTTGATTGATGTAATCTAATACAAAGTCCCATTTACCATCGTCAACACCTTGCTGGATCACAGGGTCTTGTTTGATCTTCTCTTCAAATTTTTGGAAGAACATCCGATCTATCTTCATGCCCTCTGCACCGATGACCTTACGTTCTATCTTTGCCAGAGGATCAGGAGTGTGAATTTCTGCACCAGTGGCTTGAGGTTGAGGAGGTTCCCCGCCAGCAGGAGGGCTGGTTCGTTCCGTGAAAGCAGGGAGTGCAAGAACCTGGTCATAATCAAATTTCTCTTCAAAATACTCACAGACGGCAAAGAAATCAAAGAGGATAAAGCCTGTTTTGATCATGTCTTGGTTTTGCTCCTTAAGAGCGGGATCGATAAATTGTTCGCAGAAGTCGTGCCTTCTGGTGCCCCTGCCTTTAATCTGGATAAACTCTGACGGTGAGAAAATAGGGCGCATCAAAGCTATGTTTAGGATATCCGTGCAATCGTATCCGGTGGTCATCATACCTACAGTGACACATATTCTGGTCTTGGAACTGCGGTAATCAGAATTGAAGTTGCCTCTGCCGGAGAGGTTATTGTTGGCAAAGTTTATACTCATCTGCTGAGCCGTTGGGATGATGGACGTTACCTGCATGGCAAAATCGGAATTGTACTTGCCGGGAAACATCTTATCAGCCATCACATTAAGGATTTGGGTGATCTTAGTGGCATGCTTTTGGCTAACAGTAAAAATGATGGATTTGCCGATCTCTCCGCTGATCGGGTCATACATCGCATTTTCCATAAAAGTCCGGCAGAGAGTGACATTGGTATTGTGAGAGTAGAAGCGTTTTTCAAAATCTTTCTCTTCAAAGTAAGTGATGGTATCTTCGCCTTGGGGGTTTGGTTCCACATAGGCATAACCTTGATCTGAAAGCAACTGGGTAGTAACCTGGGAACGAGCATCGATCACGGTCGGACTGACCAGATAACCATCTTTAACACCGTCAACCAGAGAATAACGAAATGTGGGGATTCCGCTTTTGCAGCCAAAGGTTTCATAGGTATCCAGTAGCAATCTACGCTCATAATCCCTGGGGCTGTTCCCGTCAGGAACGGCATTTTTTATGTAATCTTTGGGAGTGGCGGTTAATCCCAGTTTGTAACCTACAAAATACTCAAAGACAGCTCTGGCATTACCGCCAATGGAGCGATGCGCTTCATCCGAGATCACCAAGTCAAAATCTGTGGGGCTAAAATGAGTTCTGTATTTGTCTCCGGATAAGAGGGATTGAACGGTCGAGATGACTATCTCCGCCTTCCGCCAATCTTCTTTAACTTCCTTATAGACGACAGATGTGAAGTCGTTTTTTAGGTATTTTACCATATTGCGTTGGGCTTGATCTTCGAGTTCGAGCCGATCAACCAAAAACAAGACTCTATGAGCGTTTCCGGTCTTAAGGAAGAGTTTCATTACCGCTGCTGAGATAAGGGTTTTTCCGGTGCCTGTAGCCATCTCAAACAGGAAACGATTAGCACCATTGCGTACAGCGTTTTGGATAGATTCAACCGCTTTTACTTGATAAGGTCGCAGAAGGCTGAGATTGTGTTTCTTAAGGTATTCTGACTTAGTGTCATCGTTGTGAAAGTCCGGGTTTTGGTCGTAGTCATGTTTTTGGGTTATGGCGATGTATCCGGTGGTGATAATTTCGTTTACCAACGCATCAGGATCTGGGTTGTAATGTTCATATCCCTTCATTGACTCTGGAGATGGGAATTTGGTGATAATATATGGATTTCCCTGCTGCGTATCCCAGAAGTAATGCAGATTGCCATTGGAGAGCAGGATAAAGCGACAATTCTGTGATCGGGCATAGGCTCGAGCTTGCTCCTTGCCCACAAGCGGATTGTGCTTTTCTGACTTGGCTTCCAGAACGATGATGGGATGGGAGTGCTCGTCCAGAAGTAAAAAGTCAATGAAGCCTTTGGATGAGGACTCAAAGTCATTTCCATACTCATCTATCATCTTTTGAGTGATTTTCGTCTGGTTTTCTAAGATAATGTTGGTTTTCTTGCCCTTTTCATCAAAGAACCGCCAGCCAGATTCTTTCAGCAATTCGTTTATCTTTATCCTAGCAGAAGCTTCTTTCATACATTACAATCCCTATTCGGGTTTGAGTTCGTAACCCCATTGTGTATCAGGATTAAATCCCGCTTTTTCCATAGCTTTTCTACATTGATGAACTATTGCTACAGAGCCATGGTTCCCATCGTAGTAATATCCTGTATTCCCTATCTTTTTTGGATTTCGTGGGAAATAACTAGGATCTCTCGAAACCTGGCATGTTTTAGGTAGGTTTGCACTTATTAGTTTATCAAGGATTACTTTGTAAGTAAACTCCTTTACTTGCTGCCAAGTTTTGGCAGGATACCATTCATCTATAACAAACACATTAATGGGATCTTTCTTAGCAAAATCAGGAGGCTGCAAATCTATGTTCAGAAGAGAGCGTTCCTTACTGCCATTATTAGATTTCTCTGCCGTTTTGGATTTGTCCGAGTCCTGCGGTTGAGCTTTGATTCTTGAGCTATTATCCATCAAGTATGATTCGGCTTCAGATTCGGATATCGTTATTCCGCTTTGAGCTACTATTTGGACTATCGCTTCAGTCAACCTGGGGAATGGAGGCTCTTGAACTGTTTTTTTAGCTATTGGTATTGCATCTTCTATTGCCCGCTGTGTTTGATTCAATTGAAGATAATCCTCTGCTTCTTTCTTGGCTTTTCCTGACTCTATAGATTCTTTGCTTAGAAAAAGTTGGAATGATTCACAAAGTTCATCGAGATCGTCATTTCTAATGTCTAGGACTTTGAAACACTTTTGTGAGAATTCTCCACCTGTTTGTGAGTAATAAAAACGCCACTTCTCACCATCAGTCATAATTGCAAAAAGTGCAGTATTATCCCTACAGTAGTCCCTTAGTTGTTTTTCAATTCTTGAAATCTCTTTTTCCAGTTTCCCATGCTGTTTTATCTCAATATAAGCAGTAGGAATGTACTTAGTTTGAAATAAAGCAATGTCTACCTTTGTGGCATCCTCTGATGGTACAGGTTTGTACTCAGAGTTAACTTCAAGTGGATTCCATATATCCCATCCAAGTTCAGAGAGAATCCTCGCAACTAGCGATAAACGGACATGCTCCTCACACTGGTACAGATGGTTCTCTAACTTGTACCGTATGTCTTTTAATACGTCTTTCATGATAAACCTTTAGCCTCGCAGAGTGGTTTTTCTTATATTTACAACACATCAATTCTGTCAACCACAAAAACTGTCTCATCCTTGCCCATCCTGATTTGTCAGCATACAGGGTAGTGCTTTCCTGGCTCCGGATCAATGATCACATCTGAAACCAGGGAGATAGCATGACCGAAGCGTTGATGAACCGAATCAAAGCTCAGTTGGTCAGACATGAAGGTCTGCGGCTGAAGCCATATCGCTGTACAACAGGCAGACTAACCATCGGCATCGGCCGCAATCTTGATGACCGAGGTATCTCCCAGAAAGAAGCTTACGCAATGCTGGAAAGGGATATCCAGGATTGCGAGCAGTGCCTGATCGATGAGATACCCGAGTTGTACAATAAGCTCGATGAGGTTCGCCAGTCGGTACTGCTCAACATGTGTTTCAATCTCGGTATCAAGGGACTCCTCGGTTTCAATAATACCTTGGCTTTTGTCAAAGCCGGAGACTGGGAACGGGCTGCCAATAACATGCTGGCCTCTAAGTGGGCGAAGCAAGTAGGAATGAGAGCAATAGAGCTTTCCGAGATGATGAGGAAGGGTCAGTGATACCTATTCCGGTCGAGACCGATGCTATGCTCGCTATCCTAAACCTGCCCAAAGAGATGTCAAACAATGGCATCTTCAAGGAGCATCAAGGCCTGGTAATGGAGATGATCCATTCCTTCGTGTTGCAGCAGATTTATGATCATGCAACTCACGATGATCTGCCTGAAGATGACCCACTGCTCATCTCTTTTCGTTTTGGGTTTTCGTTCCTGATGCTGCACTCCACTGCCGAGTTTCTCAATTTGAAGACACTTGGCGAGGGCATAGTCAAGACCGTAGGATTAGACCAGTCTGCCACTGAACTGCTCACAGGGAGCGAAATAGACGCATTTAAAGCCAATCTTGAACTAAGGGCACTGACCATCCTGCAGGCCTATCTCAACCCTGCTGGTCTGGATCGCCTGTTTGAACTCAAGCCCAGACAAGCTCGTCCTATCCGGGTAGGAGTGATCTAATGCCAGATCGTGATGTAACATCTCCGGATGAACTGATGATCGAGATCTACCGGGCCATCTATTCCGCACTGGAAAGCCGATTGCATCTGATCGGATCGACCATCGATGCTGATGCACGCAAGGAGATCCTGGCACAGCAGATCTATGACAAGGGCGACTTCTACGGCAATACCGGTTATCTGCTGCAGACTACAGATACAGCCATGATTCTGAGAGTCGGCTCCAATGTGAAGCATGAGCCTTTCATTTTGGGCGGCAAAGTGCCTTCCTGGACTCCGATCGCTCCACTAATTGCTTGGGTCGAACGCAAGCACCTGTCTTGGACTGATAAAGAGACAGGTAAAGCTCTGACCGTAGCCGAGATCGCCTATCTCATCCGGGGCAAGATCAAGCGGGAAGGCATCGCCGCCCGAAACGTATTCGCATCTGTGATCGCTAACCGGGAGCAGTGGATATATCAGCAACTGAACAGCATCGAGGTGAGCCTATGACCGCCCTTGAGAAGTACCAAGCCGAACGCAACCGCATCTCTGAAGCTCTGAATCTTGCTGGAGTGGCAGAGACCCTATACAACAAGGACAATATCCCCAAGAACCTGCCCTGCGCAATCCTGATCCTCGATTCCGAGACTGGTAAGCATGGCACATCCAGGCAGTATGTCGATACCGATATCGCCTGGACGGTCTTCCTGATCGTCAATGCACAGAATGCAACCGATCCAGACTCTGAGCTATATTCACTCAAGGAGAAGTTCCGGAGTTATTATCAGAAGTTGATGAACCGGGACCTGCCCAGTATCGAGTACTATACCAGCCGCATCGATGGCACCCGTCTGGTCAGGATCGCCAAGATTGACCTGCTGAAAAGCGGTAACGGAGCGGGTTCATGAGAGTGATGCGTATTGGTGCCTACAACCTGGCAATCAGCTCTGCTGCTGATCTCCTGGAGACCAAATACAAGCCTGAGCCGATTGACTTATCCAAGTGCAGCCGGATTGGGAAGCAACTGATCTCCAAGGCAGCCGAGACCAAGAAAGTGGTCTCTCAGCCCTACTCTATGAGCAATCTACTCAACCTCCTGGATACCGATGAGTACCATTCCGGTTGTGTGGATGCCCTGTCTATGGCAACTGTGATGGAGTTCGACTGCAAGAACAGCCAAGTCAAGTCCTGGATGGAAGCTGCTGAGTTCCCTGCCTGTGAAGACCAGACCACCATCCTGGCAGATCTGATGAAGTTCTATCTGGCTTGTGGGAATGGCTTCCTGATCAAGATGCGGAACGCCCAAGGCCAGTGGATGGGACTGGAGAGGATGCTGCCCAGTGAAGTGCAGATCGTGGAGAACTATGATGAGTTCGGCTTCTTCAAGCCCAACTACATCCAGGTCAAGAACAACCAGAAGAAGGACTTCGCCTATGCCGATATCATCCATATCAAGAAAAGCACCCACAAGAGTAATGCCTGGGGCTTAGCCTGCTTGCCCATAGCTATTAATGTCGAGATACTCTCCGAGATTAAGACCTTCGACTACAACAATTTCAAGAACGGTCTGATGATCGACTATTTCGTGATTGTAGAGGGTGGCACTCTTAGAGATGGGACCGTCACCGATGAGCAGGGCAATGAAGTACTAACCGATGCTTATACCGAGATCGAAAAGGCACTCACAGAAGTGAAAGGTAATGCCAAAAGCCACTCTACGGTGCTGATTGAGAGTGAAAGCCGGGATGTCAAGATACGCCTCGAACCACTGCGACAGCAGGACAGGGAAGGTGGTTTCCTCAGTCTCAAGAAGGACCTCAGGGAAGGCATCCTCGCTTATCACAGGGTCCCGGCAAGGATTGTCTCACAGCTTATCCCAGGGCAGCTTGGTGGCGATAACCGCAGTGACATGGCTATGTTCTACCACTTCGTGATCAAACCGCTGCAGGAGCGCCTTGCGCTCACTTTGGCAATAGAGTTCAACTATGAGTTCGACTGGAAGGTCAAACCTGATGACTTCAACTTCGGCAACCTTACTGATACTCTGCAATCTGATGATGAGCGGCTTTTCATGCAGAACCGGAACTTTGGAAGTAAGTGAACAATGAAACACAAGCAAATAGACAACAATCAACTACATACCCAAGGAGGTATCGTGTATCCATTCAAGAAACGCACCATTCAGAAGGGCGAACTTCGTAACGTGGAAGTCGAGCTGGTCTCGCTCCTGTTTGATGAGATGACTCCCGCCAATCAGAAGGGCTTTGTGGTCAAGAACGCTTCCGGTAGAAGCTTCGAGCACAAGATCAACTCCACCAAGTTCAAGAGTGAAACGAGTGGCACTCAAGGACGGCTTTACGTCACTCTAATGGAACCCAATATCCACGATTCCCAGGGTGATTATTACACCCGGGAAGAGATTCAGAAGTCCTGCGATCACTTCGCCAAGCATGGCTTAGTCGGCAAGTGCGATGTGAATCACAACATGCAACCCGTACCGGAGTTTACCGTAGTAGAGAATTACATCCTCAAGACCAGTGACAGAGAGCATTTTCCCGATGCTAAAGTCGGCTCTTGGGTACAAGTCCTCAAGTGCGAAGATCTCACAAGTGATCTTTGGCAGAAGGTAGAGAAAGGCGAGTTCAACGGTGTCTCTATCTACGGACGAGCCGATGACTACCGCAGTGCGGAAGCGAGTCTTGCCGAGATCAAGAACGAGTTGAATTCGCTTCGTAAAGTCGCGGAGCATAACAACAACTCCGATCTGCAGAAGGGCATCACAGCCATCACTGAGAAGATCAGTGAGTTGGAGAAGGGTAACCCCAACCTCCAGCTTGGCGATGCCATCCACAGCATCGAGAAGAGCCTCAAAGACCTCTCCGTAACCATGAGCAGAGCCATCTCCAAGAGCATTCCCGGTGAGCCTGATGCTAACCAGTCCAATGTGGACAAAGAGGTTACCATCGACGGCAACAAGATCATGGTCAAGGCCAGCCACCGTGAGATCTACAAAGGTATCTCCGATGTGGACTCCGGCAAGGCCATGAACATCCTGACTGCCAATACTACTTCTCTGTTTATCGATGAGGTGATCGGTAGCCAGCCGGGAGACACCCTCTCGGATATCTCGGTGCTGCCCCTGCTGAAAGACGAGAAGATCGACGTCGGCCTGATCGATGACCTGGTCTTCAAGAACTCCCTCGATGGCGCTCTCACTGCTCAGAACGTGAGTACTGCAGACCTCTCCGTTCCCACCGGGATACTCAATGCCGAGTTCACCTTAGGGAGAGATGTGGTCGAGTTCTACAAGGACAAGTACGGTGAAGATGCCTTCGGAGCCTATGTGGAGAACCACATCGCCATGAAGACCGAGAAAGCCATCCGCATGCTGCTCTTCAAGGGTGATCGAGCCTCTGCCACTGCCAAGATCAAGGCTCTGGATGGAGTGATTAAACTGGCAACTACAGCCACCGACATTACCAACCTCTCCAAGGCAACCTACACCGACTGGGCGAAGCGCTTCGAAGCTGCTCTCCTGGCATTCTCGGATGAGATGCTGGAAGAGCAGGAGAACTTCAAGTTCTACGTTAGTCATAAAGACCTGATCCGCATCCGGGCTGAACTCGCCAAGCGTGAGACCGGAGCCGGAGATCGCCTGTTGCTTGAAGGTGGCAACGTCTCCTTTGCGGGTATTCCCGTAAAGCCCCGTCTCATGGATGCCGATTACATCATCGGCGGTCTGCCCAAGTTCATCATCATCGGCTATCGCACTGATGCCGAACTCAAAGTCGAACACCACGGAAGCGATTGGAAGTATCACTGGTACATCCGTATCCGTCCCGGTATCACCTACATTTCCGGCTTCGTGAAAGTGTTCAAACTCACCACGTAGTTAACAACCTAACAGATAAAGGAGTATTTATGGACTTCATCTTCGCCAATCAGGAGTTTATCCTGGGTCTGATCTCGGCTCTGGTGGTCTGGATCATCTCCAGAACCACCGGAAGTGTAATCGACAAGGCCAAGGTAAACTCGGCTCTGGCTATCATCCTGGACATCATCCAGGACATCAAGATCAACCCTGCCACTAAAGACCTGGATGACTATGCCAAGAAGCAACTGGCAGTGGAGCGGGCTACCAAGTCCCTCCCGGCCAAGCAGACTAAAGTCATCCTCAAGGTCTTCGGCACTATCGGAGGAGCCATCGAATACGTGTTCCACAACCGCAAATGGCTCTTTAGCATCGGCAAGGCGATCAAAGGGGTGTTCTGATGCCCAACCCTATCACACCACCCACTTATCCCGCCCCTATGACCGAGGGTGACCTCAGCTTCAGCAAGCTGATGGATGTCTTGATTGCCGATCTCGTCTATTTCGGGATCGGCACCTACGATCAGACTTCCATCGATACGCTGTATGCCACTCAAGGCTCGGTCAAGACGGAACTGACCACCAACTTCGATCTGCTCGGCGAACTGGCCGAGAAGCCCGGTAAGACGGACTCCAAGCTTTCCAAGCTCAAGACCCGCAATTATACCATCCCGGGCAAGAGAACCAGCACGGTCGAACTTAACATCTCCGGACTCTCCACCAAGCAGAAGAACTTCCTGGAGAGCACTCTGTTCATGAGCAAGGACACCACCATCGTGGTGGTCTCCAAAGAGTATGACAGAGCTGTGATCTTCACCGGACTCCGCTGGACAGTTGACTGGTCGGGAGAGGCTGACGGCCTCTTCAATGTAGTCATTTCCACTGAGTTCTCCGGAGTAACCTCCAACAAGATATACCTGCTCAAGGATATCCCTGTGGGTGTCTGATCTAACAGCACTTCGCAACTACACTCTGAATAAACAAGGAACTAAGATGGATTGCCTGTGTAAACCTGAAATCAAAGAGAAAATCGATTCAGTGCACGAGGAGATCTATGGCAATGGTGACAGCAGCAAGTCACTGGTAACCAGAATGGCGAGAGTGGAGACAAACATGAAGATACTTCTGTCCGTCTCCACCTCCCAGTTCTTCCTGCTGTTGGGCATTGCCCTCAAGATGTTCTTCGGCAACTGAAAAAGGACTATTCTATGAAGCGAGAACCCAAACTCAGCTATAGCCAACTGCGGCAAATACTCTGCCTCACTATCTCCAATGCGACCCTGAAAGCCAAGCTGGAGGACTTCCTCTCCGGCCAGGTAGCCAAGGTGAGTGAGGTGGAATTGCTGGAACTGATCAGCCAATCGGAAGCCGATAAAGAGCTGATCAAAATCATCTCAGGAAGAGAACCTGACGAAATGGATGCCCTTGAAGCCCTGGAGCATATCTCCGCTTTTTTCGTCTATATCAGAGCCAACAAAGAGAGGTTCGCAGGTTGGCTCGGGAGTTTCGGATTGGCGGTAACAGCGTCTCTAAATACCCCTTCGAGAGGTTCGAAATGATCCTGCGTAAACTGGGCTTCACCAATGATGATTTCAACAAGATGACTCTGCCAGAGCTATACCTCAGGCTCTGTATCACCGACCCAAAAGCCTACAGTGGAGACGCATAATGGATGCCATCATCGGCTGGATAGGCGGCAAACGCCTCCTGAGAAAGGTTATCGCTCCCTTTGTCCCCAAGGATATCACCGGGTATATCGAACCCTTCGGTGGTGCTGCCTGGATGCTCCTCTACAAAGAGAAGTGGGGAGAGCTGGAAGTCTATAACGATCTGGATAACCGCCTGGTCAATCTCTTCCTGCAGGTGAAGTATCATCCTGATGAGCTGATCAAAGAACTGGACTGGTTAGTCGCCAGCCGCAAGCTCTTTGGTGATATCCTCAAGCAGGAAGGATTAACCGAGATACAGCGTGCTGCCAGGTTCATGTTTCTGATCACCAGATCATTCGGCAGCAAGGGTGACAGCTTCGGCACCTCTCAGAAGCGTGGCACCTCCAGTATGTATAACCGACTGGAACGCATCAAAGAACTCCACAGACGCCTGGATATGGTGATCATCGAGAACCTCTCGTATGAGAAGGTCATAGAGAAGTATGACACCAAGAGCAACTTCTTCTACTGCGATCCACCCTATATGCTGGGTTACACCTATGAGAACTCCAAGCAGTTTAGCCATGAAGACCTGTGTGCCAAGCTCAAGAAGATCAAGGGCAGATTCATCCTCAGCTATGATGATAATCCAGAAGTGCTCAAGCTATACAAGGGTTTTGATATCAAGCACGTCACCAGAACCAAGGGCATCAATCGTAAGGTAGGCAAGAGCGAGTTCAATGAAGTGATCATCGCCAACTTCCCACTGGAGGATCAATGAACAGCATCATCTCCTGGGTAGGTGGCAAGCGTATTCTCCGTAAGAAAATACTACCGCTTATCCCCAAGCATGACATCTACTGTGAAGTCTTTGGCGGTGCGGCCTGGATACTGTTCGGGAAGAGTGCCAACAAGGAAGACTGGCAGCTTTCCAAAAAGAGTCGCTATACTGAGGTCTATAATGATATCAATGGCGATCTGGTGAACTTCTGGAGATACATAAAACAGCATCCTGAAGCGTTTGTGACTGAGTTGAACCAGTACTTAGTATCGAGGGAGATGTTCGATAACTTTATGAAGCATGAACCCAAAACCGAGTTGGAAAGAGCGATCAAGTTCTACTATAACCTCGCCTGCAGTTATGGCTCACGCAGTAAAAACTTTTGCGTCAATCAGGGCTACAAGTATATGCCCCTGAGGAATCTGGATAAAGTAAAGGAAGCATCGGAACGATTGCGCCATGTGATCATCGAAAAACAGCCTTGGGAGAAGATCATAGCCCGTTTTGACCAGCCCCACACGTTCTTCTATCTGGACCCTCCCTACTATACCAAGGAGCACATCTACGAACGTGAGGACGCAGATACCTTCAACCAGCATGAAGAGCTGGCGGAAGCCTTGAAACAGATCAAGGGCAAGTTCCTGCTATCCTACAACAACGATCCTTACATCAAGCAGCTATACGATGGATGTGTCATTGAAGAAGTCGAAACGCAGTACTCGGTGTCCGGAGCGTTCCAGACTGAAGTTGAGCTGCTAATTAGGAACTACCCAATCGGTTGTTCTACGTCTTGTAAACACGAGTAGGTTGTTTTCTGCATTCATCATGGTTTGAACAACAACCACATGATCCACATTTGGAACAGCACAGAACACCTTGTTTCCCACAATTAATGCATGTAGCAGGTTGAGGATTATCCATGACAACATTAGAATATTGTTCGCAACCGTCATGCTCAGAGCATTTTGCACATAATCCGCAATGTGAACAACACAGTACTCCTTCCTTGCCGCATTTGCAGCAAGTTGCAGGCAGAGGTTTGACCATAGCCATATTAATCTCCTTGTTCTTTGTTTGCAACATGATTTCTAATATGAAAAAATTGTCAATACCAAAATGCCCGACCTAACTTTTAAGCTCATCCTCGTCACTAATGATGCCAGTATTAAGCTTGCAGAAGTCTGTAATGTGTCAGTGAAAACTTCAAATTCTTATCACTTGGACAAGTGACGCTACCGCATTGTCTATAAATGGGATATGGGAGGTGAATCAGTTCTGTGTTGGGCTTGGACATTCCTATTGGATATGGACTTTTCTATCATCAAAAACTTCAAATCCGGTCACTATACTGATTTACGTGGACATTTACTGGAACAAAGCAAGTTCCAAGTTTCTGGGCGTAACCATATATAATGAAATAAGATAGAAAGTCAGTAACACTTGGTGTTTTAGGCTTGGAAACCATCGGACTTGGACATTTGAAGTTTTCGGTGATCCAATTTGAAGTTTTCACTGACACATTACATGGGGGAAGCCCAAGGACAGATCAAGACCGGCATAAGCCAAATATAGATTGAGGCGGGAGCAAATCACGCCTTTTACTTATTGGGCATCGTTTTCATAAAATCACCATTATTTGGTCTATACGAGAGCCGAAGGAGGTACACCAGATAGACAATAGATATAGATATGTATATGATATATAATTTTTTATCTATTCTATATGTAATCTAATTCATGTATGGTGGTCTGGGTGTGGGTGCAGGAAAACGAGATTAGAATGAAACAATGCCCCTCTGCTTAACCCCATTGAGGCATTGGAGTTCAAAGCCGTGCATAATTACCTGCCTGCTTTTGAAGTCCTTGCGATCCCTCTAACGCGGATATGGATGTGCGTCAGGACCGTAAATGACTAGGGTGCAATTGTCCCTATATCTTGAAACCAATGCCAAATCCAATACCTCTACGATAGTTGTATTCCATAAACAAATTGCTTTTCCCTGAGCCTGGATTGTAACCTACACCAAGCCCTAATGAACCGTATCCCATAGATTTAGACGATTCCTCATAATACCATCCAGTTACATTAGACTTAGATAATAAAATATCTTCAGAAACTGAAAACTCACCAACGCCATAAACAAATACCCGGTTTCTGTTTTCCTTGATACAAGTACCGTATCTTAATAAGAAACCAATCTCGTTCCCCTTTTGTTTTTTCCCAAGCACAGTATAACTACTATGCGGGCAAGGGTATTCATGAACGTTGGACGGTACATCATCCCCATTGAATATGCTGGAAAGCCCAAATGATAACAGAATGTTACGATGCTTCAGTTTAGAAGCTAGTGATAGGCCAAATGCTAGATTGAACGCCCCGCTCGTACCACCTGAACCCAAGCTCATGTTTGGATAGATGTCTACAGCACTCCGAAACTCCTCAAAACTGATTCGAGAATTTGGGTAGTAGTTATAAGTTGTGCTGTATGTGGATATGAACTCGCCATTATCGGCATTTGTTCCTCCGGCTCTTTTTGCCCACATCCATTCGTATGTCTGGGCAAATAGCGTCACACTGCAAACCCCCATCAACATGATAAAAATCAGCTTTTTCAATTTATCCTCCCTGCGACAGGTATGTCGCTGTAAAGTGCGTTATCTTTGTGGTTTTATTGCTTATCATGTGAGACACTACTTAAAACTCCGGCACGATGATTGCCATAACCATTAGTCTCCATAAGCGGTAAAGAAACATCATATCTACCATAATTCTCACTTTCGCAACAAATTATAGAATGAAATTCTTGTCAATGAGTTTCTCATAAATGTACCGAATGTACCGGCGCTCGCTGAAGCGCCGTTTATTGTAGTAGGTGTAATGTGTCAGTGAAAACTTCAAATTCTTATCACTTGGACAAGTGACGCTACCGCATTGTCTATAAATGGGATATGGGAGGTGAATCAGTTCTGTGTTGGGCTTGGACATTCCTATTGGATATGGACTTTTCTATCATCAAAAACTTCAAATCCGGTCACTATACTGATTTACGTGGACATTTACTGGAACAAAGCAAGTTCCAAGTTTCTGGGCGTAACCATATATAATGAAATAAGATAGAAAGTCAGTAACACTTGGTGTTTTAGGCTTGGAAACCATCGGACTTGGACATTTGAAGTTTTCGGTGATCCAATTTGAAGTTTTCACTGACACATTACACCAGACCTTCAAACTCAACAAGGATGAGATACAACAGCTTGTGCCGGTACTGCTGGACTTCACCGAAGCCAACAAAGCCACCGGAATGTCTGTGGAATCTGCCTTCGATCTCATGGGTCGGGCTCTGAATGGACATACCGAGATGTTGGGCAGATATGGCATCGAACTCGATGATACCCGTCTGAAGACAGAGGGTGTCTCTTATCTGGTCGAGAAGCTTGGTGAGGACTATGGCGGCACATCTACGGCTCTGGCTGATCTCAGATTGCAGAATACCAATGCCTGGGGAGATATCCAGGAGACAGTGGGTGATATGCTTACCACTCTGATCAATCCCCTCCTTAATGGATTGAAACTGCTCATGGATGCCTATAACAGCCTGTCTCCGGTGATGAAGGGTTTCGTAGCTGGGATCGTTATTGCTATACCGGTTATCGGCACTGTCACCACTGCGGTTACCGCTCTGACAGCGGCTTATCATGCTCTACAGGTAGCCATGAACCCGGTTGCTGGCATCATCGGCATAGCTGTGGGTGCATTGTCTGCCTTGGGCTTTGGACTGGCTGCGGCCTCCACTAAGACTTATGAGGTTAGTGTTGCACAGAGAAGTATGAACGACGAGATCAAGGATGCCCAGCGGCAGGTATCAGTGGAAGCTGAGAAGTTCAGTTTACTGGCTTCCAGATTATTGGAACTGCGTTCTGCTACCTCCCTTACAGCCGCAGATAAGAAGGAGATGAAGAATGTCATCAAGTCCTTGAATGACAACTACTCCGAGTATCTGGGCAACATCAATCTGGAGACGGTAGCATATAATAACCTGGCTACTGCCTTGCGAGCCGCTTCTGAAGCATTAGTTCAAAAGAAGATAGCCGAAGTTTATGGAGAGAAGTACAATGCCCAGATCAGGAAGATAGCTGAACTCCAGATCGAGATCGACTCGCAACAGGCTGAGGTAGATAGGGTCCGAGCCCGCAGACAACAGCTCATGAACTCGGTGGATTGGGAGTTCCTTACCAGTGATCAAAACGCTATGGGCTTCAATCCTGCCACCTATTTTGGTAATGATGGCGAGTGGCTCAAGTTAGAAAGACGGCTCAACTCTTTTGGGGCATTAACCGGACAACTGCAGGCTGCCAAGAATGATCTGCAGCAGATAGGTCAAGCTTATCGCCAAGCGATGTTGGATGCTCCCGATCTGAGCTTTCAACCTTCAGGTGGTTCAGGCGGTGGAAGTGGCAGCACCACACCCAATCAAACCGCTGCCGATGCTGAAGCCAGACGCAAGGAAGCGTTACGCTTGATGGAAGATTTAGCCAGGATGAGACAAACTGAGACTGCTCGGATTGAAGCCGAATACCAGAGACGACTTGCCCTGATCAGAGAGTTTACCCAAGATGGCAGTGAAGCGGAACATAATGCTATCGAGAACCTTGATGCCTGGAAGACCCAACAGGATAATGAGCTTGCAACTAAAGAGAAGGATGCTGTCCAAGCCAGATACAAGGTTGAGATCGATTATTTCTCCAATCTGGAGAACCTGGGAGTCGATTCTTATGCCGCTCTCAGGGCCAGCATGGAAGAGTATTATGCCTGGGCTCTGCAGAACCTGCCTCAGCAAGAGCAGCAGCTTATCCAAGCTCAAATAACCGAGATAGATGCCCGGCACGTCAAACTGCTCCAGGAACGTCAAGATGAAGAGAAGGCCAAGCTGCAGGAACTGCAGGATATCCGGGACGAGTTCTATTCTCGTGACCTCGATAATATAGGTGACAGCTACAGCAAGCAGCTTCTGGAAGTGGATAGATACTATGAGAAGATGAAGGAGAAGCTTCTTGCCGCAGGGATGACCGAGATTGAGATCGAAAGACAGAAGCAGGAGACTTTGAACACCCTCAGAACCAATCACCAGCTTCAGGTTTCCAGTGGCATCTCCAAGATCTTCGGGGACCTAGCAGCAGCTCAGGACAAGGACACCGAGCGTGGTTTCAAACTCTGGAAGGCCTCGGCTATGGCTCAAGGCTATGTGGATACCTTTTCTGCCGCTATCGGTGCCTATAAGTCTATGGTGGGTATCCCGGTAGTGGGACCCGGGCTGGCAGTGGCGGCGGCTGCAGCTGCGATGGCTGCCGGTATCGCCAACATCGCCAGGATCAATGCCACCAAGTTTGAGAAGAAAGCCACTGGAGGACTATTGACAGGACCTTCCCATAATCAGGGAGGTATCCTGATCGAAGCCGAAGGTGATGAATACATCACCGCCAAGGATAGGGTCAAAGCCCTAGGCAGGAACCTCT